AGAGGAAGACCCAGTAAGATTTGGATTTGATTTAGCCGGATGGCAGAGAATGCGAGATGGCTTAGAGGGATTGAATGAGTGCCTTACCCTTGGGGGAAACAGAAGTGGTAAGACAACTGGGTGCGCAAAATTAGTTATGCAAGCAGTAATGGAAAATACTGACGGACATATTGTATGCTTCTCCCAAAATGCAGATACATCTGTTAAGGTACAGCAAGCTGCTGTATGGGAAATGATGCCCAAAGAGTTTAAGAAAAAGACTAAAGGCATAGAAGGTTATATTAATTTTTCTATGCAAAATGGTTTTACTGGTAGTTCGTTTATCTTTCCAGATACTAGGACGAGGGTTGACTTCAAGACTTATACGCAGTTTACCAATAACCAAACGATACTAGAGGGTTTTGAATTTGGTTTCAAGAAACCCAATGCCTTGAACATAGGCGCATGGTTGGACGAATACCTTGGGGACTCTACATTGGTTAACACTTTACGATTCCGCCTAGCAACAAGGGATTCCAAAATGTTAATTGGATTTACACCCATTGATGGGTATACGCCTTTTATCAATGAGTATCTACGAGGAGCAGAGACACTAGAGACAAGGCAAGCAGAATTATTAAATAAATCATTACCGGTAAAACAATATAGTCCTGAGAGAGATGCGAGCATAGTATACTTACATTCAGATGAAAACCCATTTGGCGGATATGAGCGAATAGCTAAAGACCTAGTGGGAAGACCTGAAGAAGATATATTGGTAAGAGCATACGGTGTGCCAGTCAAGTCAATGACAACTTTATTACCTTTATTTAATACAGAGGTAAATGTATTAAGGAGTGAGCCCAACAAATATGGTATGGCTTTCCCCGATATATCTAACCAAAGAGAGTTTACTTGCTACATGGTAGTTGACCCCGCTGGGGCTAGGAACTACTCAGCGCTTTGGGCTGGGGTAAATGAACAAGGAGAAGTTTATATAGCAAAAGAGTTTCCAGACAGAAACTTATATGGAGAGTGGGCATTGTTCGGAGACCCCAAGTGGCGATACGGTCCTGCGTCAAAGAAGATAGGATACAATGTCGAGGGATATGTAGACTTGTTCAATGAAATAGAAGAAGAGCTAGGCATAAAGATATACGAACGAATAGGTGACTCTAGATTCTTTGCAAAAGAAAACGAGAACAACGATGACTTGTTTAGGTCCTTCGATGACTTTGGTATGAACTTCGTTGCCAGTGACGGACGAAGAGAAGAGGTAGGCATCAGCGCGTTGGACGAATGGTTTAGCTATAACCCGAACCTAGACATAGATGAGATTAACAAACCCCTGTGCTACATACACGAAGACTGCGGGAACTTGATTGACTCATTGATTAACTATGGGTCAAACGGGAAATCCGATGAGGCACTAAAAGACTTTTTTGATTTAATGAGATATTTAAGAATGACAAATGGTGGTGAAGGTCCTGACCATGTAACAGGAAGAAGCTTAGCGACAACAGTAAACAATACAGGAGGATACTAATGGCAAAAAAACGGTTAAAAGATATAGCGGAAGAATATGGCATTTCTTTTCAGCAAGCACAAGACCTTGCATTCAACATACTTGACGAGATAGCAATCACAGGTAAGGGCAAGAACACTTGGATTAACGAAGTAGGGCAAGACTTACTTGATGACAACATCGAGATGATAATAAAGAAACCCAAGATATATAGGGGTATAATACGGAATATAGCACCAAATCCACGATTTGCATTTGTTTCTGTCAAAGAAAAGAACGGATGTGTTAAGATGGAGATACCCAGAAAGTATGTAAGATATATGAAACAAAGTCGTATGGTTTACCTAGAACAAACGAACGAAGAGGGAGAAGAAGAACGATATACTATGATTGTTCCAAAAATTGTTTGATAAGCATGATAAAATAAAAGCATATGCAAGAAGCCGACATTTCTGAATCATTGACTTACATAAGCGATGAGCCAAACATAAATCATTTGCGCCACGCTTATGAGCAAACAGTAAACGAGCTAGAACCATATTTCGACTTATGCCGTGATTCATACGACAACAGAAGAAACTACTGGGCTGGTAAATCTCGTGACCAAAGAAAACATGGAGCAGACGCTTTCCCTTGGGAAGGTGCATCCGATATGGAGTCCCATGTTATCGACGAACGAATATCAAGGTTAGTATCATTGTTGATGTCATCCCTGAATCGTGCGAATGTAACAGCATTCCCCGTTGAGGTTGGAGACATTGCTCGCTCTAAGATGGTGTCTGGATTCTTAAAGTGGATGATTAGCTCTGGCTACATCAACCGTTTCGACAAAGAGATGGAGCTAGGTTGTAACTACTTGTTAGAACGAGGCATTCTTATTACTCATGTTGGCTGGCAAAGAGAAGACCGCAAGTTTCTTCAAGAGTTAGATTTAATCCAAATTGCCCAGATGTCTCCAAACATTGCTAAGGCAATTGAGAATGGAGATGATGACGATGTATTGATTTCACTCTTAGAGCAAAGCTTCGATGGAGTTACTCAAAAGAGATGCAAGCAAGCGCTCAAGGATTTGCGCAAGAAGGGCAAGGCTAAGCTACCAGTTGTAAAAAGAATGGTAAACGCTCCGGAGGTAAAAACACTTGCACCTGACTTTGACTTTTTCTTACCACCCTATGTGACTGACCCACAGAAAGCGCCATATTGTTTTTGGCGAAACTTCTATACTCCACAGGAGCTAGAGCAAAAGGTTATTACAGATGGATGGGATGCTGACTTTGTTGCTGAAATGATTGACAACTACAGAGGTGTAGATGTTCTCGACATAGAGAAGCAGCAAGAAGGACGCAGAAGCAATTTGATTCAAGACTACGGCTACGAGGCTGAAGAATTAATTGAACTAATTTATGGATACCAAAGATTAATTGACCCAGAGGATGGTTCAGAAGGGATTTACTATACGGTATTCCATAAACAATTTAGCGGTAATGAGTCAGCTCCAGCATTCGCTATACATGAATTGCTTAATGGATATGAGGATTATCCCATAGTAGTCACAAAATACTCAGAGGACTCTAAGAGACTCTATGACACTATGACTGCTCCAGACCTATTAAGAGGAATACAAAATCAAGTTAAAATAGAAAGAGACTCTAGAATAGACAGGAACAGCTTGGCTACATTACCGCCAATATTACATCCAGTTGGTCAAGCGCCAACGGACTATGGACCTGCCAGAATGATTCCATATAGAAGAAAGGGTGACTTAGACTTCGGACCAACTCCACCATTGCCAAGTGGTTCTATAGAAATAGAAACTACACTACAGGCACAGGCAGATAGGTTAATGGGACTAGACGATTCTCCTATTAGTGGACTCAAGAAACAATACTTGGTAAACAAATTCCTCAAGCATTCTGCAGAAGTTATTAAGTTAGCCTACAAATGCTACCAGAGATTTGGACCAGACAGTATATTCTTTAGAGTAACTGGCTCACCTGACCCTCAGACATTTGGCAAGGGAGACCCCAACGAAGACTTTGATGTTACCATCTCGTATGATGTGCTAAACACAGACCCAGAGACACAGGAGAAGAAACTAGCTCAGATACAAGCACTGACTGCATTAGACCGCAATGGTCGAATCAATGTAGATAATTTGTTGACAGTTATCGCCAACTCTGTAGACCCAGTATTAGCAGACCAAATATTGCAGCCAATTGAGACAGCTCAAGAGCAAGTGGTCAAACAAGTAACCGATGACTTATCTAAGATATTTGCGGGTATTGAAATGCCGGCTAGACCAAATGGCGGACAAATCGCGATGCAAGTTATACAGCAGTATACTTCTCAGCCTGATGTTACTGCTCGTTTGCAACAAGATGAAGCCTTCAGAGCCCGTCTCGAGAAATACGCAGGTCAATATACATTCCAAATGCAGCAACAACAAAACGCTCAGATTGGAAGAATCGGTACAGAACCAGCACAAATGGGAAGCATACAAACCCAAACAATGTAATATGACATTATTTGGAACACTACTTGGAGCTCAACCCCAGATGCCTGAGGCGTTAGCATACGAAGATTACTTTGTTGACGAGATACTGTCTCGCAATGAAGGAAGGGAAAGCCATGTAAGCATTGAGGACTACAGCACTACTGGAGCTTTTGGTATAAAGAATAGACCAAAGAAATACAAAGAGCTGCCAGCTAGGGAGGCTGCTAGATTGATGACTCTGGATAAGAGAAAAGAAATACAATCTCAGGTTGGTCTTAGGAACTGGGAGCGTATGCCAGCTAGTGTACAAATAGCAACCCAAGACTTTCACTGGAACACCGGAAGCTTGTTCGATAAGTTTAAGAAAAATTTAATCAAGGGTGATTATGAAAACGCTTTGTATGAAACCTTTGACGCAGTATCTGCATCAGATAAAGAAACTGGCAAGAAGGGAGTGCTGCGAGGCTTAGCAAACCGTAGGGCAAAGATGTTCAATAGATACGCTATACCCAACAGGTTGCCCGTTGTTACGGACTTTGAGTTTAGCAAGGATAAGGACGGAGGCACAAACATCACCTATTACTTTAAGGGAGATAAGAAACCATTGGTAAAGAAAAGCTCCAAGGGTATACATCCGGACTCTAAGGGTGCGGACTCAGAAACAGGGGGCTATGAAAAATTTTCAGTACAAAACTAACAACACATTATGGACTTACAATCAGCAATAGAAGCATTATCAAATCACGAAACATTCGCAGTATTCATACTAACTATAAGAGACCTCAGAGAAGAAGCCATTGCAGAATTGCACAAAGCTGACTTTGAACAAATACAACAAATTAGTGGTCGCATATTGACCTATGACCAAATCTTACAGATGTCTAACTACAAGACTCTGGAAAGACGATTTGGCTAATGTGTTATAATAACTTTATCGCAATCGCTTGGCGCAAAAAAGTGGACAATTATGACAGATGAAATCAAAGGAGCAGTCGCTGAAGCTCTAAAAGAAAATCACAGCGGAGAAAACATCACCCCTGCACAATTAGCTGCAAGGAGAATAAATCAATCTCAACCAGAGGTTCCACAACAAGTGGAAGTGCAGGAAGAGGTTCAAGAGCAGGCAGAAGAAACAGAAGTAGCGGAACCAGTAGCAGAAGCAACCGAACAGGTTGAAGAAGTTGTTGAAGAAGTTGCCGAAGCTCCCGAAGCCGCAGAAGTTCTTTCACAGTACAACTTGGATGAAATGTCCGAGGAAGATTTAAGAGACTTATCAGAGAAACTTGGAAGTCGTGCAGTTGCTCGCTATGGCGAACTTACAGCCAAACGCAAAGCTGCTGAAGAAAAGTTAGCTGAGTTACAGGCTTCATTGTCTGAGCAGAAACAAGATATTCTGCAAAGCAAGAAGCCAGTAGAAAACAATCCTTATGCAAACCTAGAATCTGTTGAATCCTTGCAAGACAAGGCTCAAGAGGTAAATGAAATAATAAGCTGGGCAGAAGATGTATTGTTTGAATCAGATGGTTACTCAGCTGATGACGTTGTTACGGAGATAGAAGGTAAAGAGGTTACTAAATCGCAAGTTCGTAAGAGCTTACTTCAAGCGAGAAAAGCCAGAGATACATTCTTACCAGACCAACTGAACTCAATTCAGCTAGTTGAAAACGGCAAGCAACTAAGGGCTCAGTTTGAAACCCAAGCAAAGCAAGAGCTTAGCTGGTTACAAGGTGAAGATAACGACACAAGAAAACAATATGAATCAATGCTTAGTGATAAGCGGTTTATATCGTTACAAGATAATGTTGACCCAGATATAGCAGCGCAACTACCGTACCTTATGGCTCATGCAGCCAACAGTATGTATGGTCGCAAGCTTATTCAAGAGAAAACAAATGTTTCTATTACTCCTCCAAAGACAGGTGCTACAGCAGCTCCAACAACAAGTCGTGCTAGTAAAAGTACAAAAGCTTTGGCTGACCTATCCAGTCGTTTTAAAGATTCAGGGAATCAAAAAGATTTCATTAAGCTCAGAACAAAACAACTCGCTAAATAATAACAATTAAATCATTTAAATAAAATGGCTATTTCAGATACATTTAATCCAGCGTTACAACCAGTAACGACTCAAGGACCAAGTGCTTCTAATCGTGAGGATTTGACAGATGTCTTAACAATCCTTGCTCCAGAAGAAACACCTGCTCTTTCATCTGCTAACAAACAAAAAGCTAACGCTACATTTGTTGAGTGGACAGTCGATGGACTATCAAACCCAAGTACCACAGGTATTTCAGAGGGTGCTGATATTACATCATTCACAGACCAATTTGCATCTCGTGCAAGACTTGGTAACTACATCCAGAAATTCCGCAGAGACTTCATGGTTTCTGACCTTCAGGAAGCAGTTGACTCAGTCGGACCAGCTAAGGTTGCCCAAGCAGAAGCTAAAGCAATTCGTGAGCTTAAACGAGACATTGAGGCTACAATCTTATCAGACAATGACCGTCAAGCAGAGACAGGCGCAGTACCTTACAAAATGCGTGGTCTTGGTGATTGGTTA